CAGCAAATTTAGGAGCAAGCCCAGGCACAAATACTGTAACTACATTACCAGCCCCAGCAGGAGGTTGTAAAGTAGCGACATTTACTGTATCTGGAACACTTACAACATAAAAATTTATGCACTTTCAATTTAATAAAATATGGTTTATAATAAACAATAAGGAGTAAATAATATGGCACATTTTGCAGAAGTAAACAGCTACGGTTTAGTATTAAGAGTTGTTGTTATTGATAACAATGACGTAAACGCAAATGGCGGCGATCAATCAGTTGGAGCAGAAGAAGCAGTTAAAAAAATTGTTCCTTTTACAACTGGTTCTAGATGGGTTCAAACTTCTTATAATAATAATTTCAGAAAACAATATGCTGGAATTGGTTACACGTTTGATTCCACAAAAAATAAATTTATCGCACCACAACCATTTGCATCTTGGTCGCTAGACTCTAATGACGACTGGCAAGCCCCAGTTGCATATCCAACAGTTACAACTTATGGAGATAATGTAAGATACTTTATTTCTTGGGATGAAGCTGGACAAAGATGGATTGGTAAAGACGATCAAAATAATACATTCGCTTGGTCACCTGACACTTCATCTTGGATTGCTACAGGCAATTAAGTTAAAGAATTTTTAATAGGAGCAGTGACTTATGGGATCACCCAATGGCGGTATAATCGGAGTAATTAATCCAACATCGTTTGGAAAGTGTACTGTCACATCTCAAACATCATCTGGATCATTAACCACGCAACCTGGAACTAAACTTGTTACAGTTGCAGTTATAGCTGGTGGTGGTGGAGGTGGAGCAGGTGCTACTGGCGCATCTAATTCTGGTGGTGGAGGTGGAGCAGGTGGTTTTAGAACTTGTTCATCATTTTCAGTTTGTGGAGCAACAGCATATCCAATTACAGTAGGTGGTGGTGGAGCAGGTGGATCTTATCCTTCAACACAAAAAGGAACATCTGGTAATCCTTCTATATTTTCAACTATAACATCAGCAGGAGGTGGTGGGGGTGGAGCTCAAGACACAGGTCAACAACAAGGTTTAGATGGTGGATCGGGCGGAGGAGGAGGTCAACAAGATAGTCCTTCAAATAATTATGGAGCAGGAAATACTCCTCCAGTTAGTCCACCACAAGGAAATCCAGGAGGATTTGGTTTTCCAGCACCAACTACTTGTGCTGCAGGAGGAGGTGGTGGAGCTTCTGCTGCAGGAGCAAATGCAGGACCTAATACAGGTGGAGATGGAGGAGCAGGTTCTTCATTAGTACCTTTATTTGGAGCAGCACCTCAACCTTTTTATCAAGCAGATCAACCTAATAGAGGACCAACTTCACCAGGCCTTTTTGCAGGTGGAGGAGGAGGAGCTGGAGCTTCTACAAGAGGAACTGGAGGACCAGGTGGAGGAGGACTCGGAGGACAAGCAGGAGGAGCAGGTACTGCTGCAACTGTTAACTCTGGTGGCGGTGGAGGAGGTGGTGGAGGATCACCAGCAGGAGCCGGCGGTTCAGGAATCGTTATCGTAAAAGAATTAAACAAGGCCAGTGGATCGTGGCCGTTGAGTGCACAATTTAGAAGTAGAAAATCTGGTACTTGGCCAGAAACACAAATTTCAGTTGATGTAGATTATTTAGTCGTAGCCGGTGGAGGTGGAGGTTCAGGGGTTTTTGGAGCAGGTGGAGGAGCAGGAGGTTATAGGACTTCATTTCCTGGAGGAACAAAATTAACATTATCAGGATATGGACAATTAAGTTATCCAATTACAGTAGGAGCTGGAGGAACAGGAACAACTTACGCAACAAGTAATTCACCATCAGGTAATGGTTCACCATCAACATTTTCAACAATTACATCAACGGCTGGAGGAGGTGGAGGAACAGGTGGTTGTTCACCAGGAGCAAGTGGAGCAGGAGCACCCGGAGGATCAGGTGGAGGTGGTAATGGAGGATATAATAATCCAGTACATCCTAGTAGAGCTGCTGGTACAGGAAATAGTCCGCCAGTAAGTCCACCACAAGGAAATCCAGGAGGAACTGGAGCTGGAGTTTATGCTGGAGGAGGAGGTGGAGGAGCTTCTGCTGCAGGAGGAAATGCACCAGGAGGAAGTCAAGGTGGAGCCGGAGGAGCAGGTTCTCCTAACTCAATCTCTGGTTCAGCAGTAAATTATGCTGGAGGAGGAGGTGGAGCTGCTAATAATGGAACTGGAGGAGCAGGTGGAACAGGTGGTGGAGGATCTGGTGGAACAGGTCCAATTAGTAATCCTGGACCAGTAGGAAATGGAGTAGCAGGAACAGCCAATACTGGAGGCGGTGGAGGTGGAGGAGGAGTAGGACCAGGTTGTGGCGGACCAGGAGGATCAGGTGGATCAGGTATAGTTATTGTCAGAGCACCAGGACCAGCAGGACCAATTATAACTGTTGCACCAGGAACAAATACAAAAACTACATTACCAGCACCAGCTGGAGGATGTACTGTTGCGACATTCACAGTTTCTGGAACGCTTACAATTGGCTAGTAATTTACTCTTTACAAATCCTATAAAAATAATTATATAGGTATTAGAAATGAACCTACAGAATTATTACTATTATTTTCAAAGTGCACTCACACCTAGATTTTGTGATGAACTAGTTAAATATGGAATTGCACAACAAGAGCAATTAGCATTAACAGGTGGTCAAACAAATAAAATCAATGAAGGTAAACCTTTATCTGATGAAGATTTAAAAGATTTAAAAAAGAAAAGAGATTCAAATATTGTATGGTTAAATGATCGTTGGATTTATAAAGAAATTCAACCATTCATACATCAAGCAAATAGATTAGCTGGGTGGGGTTTTGATTGGGATTTTTCTGAATCGTGTCAATTTACAAAATATAAATTAAATCAATTTTATGACTGGCACTGCGACTCCTGGGAAGCTCCATATGCAAATAAAGACAATCCAGATACATTTGGAAAAATTAGAAAGTTATCGGTTACTTGCAGTTTATCAGCACCAGAAGATTATGAAGGTGGAGAATTGGAATTTGATTTTAGAAACATGGATCCTGATAAACCAACAATAAGAAAATGTGCTGAAATTAAACCTAGAGGAAGTATAGTTGTGTTTCCATCTCATGTTTGGCATCGTGTAAAACCAGTTACAAAAGGAACAAGATATTCATTGGTGATTTGGAATCTTGGATATCCATTTAGATAATATGCCTTACAAAGATCCATTAAAAGCAAAAGAGTTTCAAAGAAAAAGATATTTAAAACATCAAGAATTTAAAAAACAATATATGAAAGAATGGAGATTAAAAAATAAACATTTATATAATGCAGATAAAATAAAAGATAAATTATTATTAACAACTTACAAAATATCTTTAAAAGAATATCAACAAAAACTAATGAATCAAAATGATTGTTGTGCAATATGTAAAAGACATAAAAGTAATTTTAAAAAAGGATTACATGTAGATCATGATCATAAAACAGGGAAAGTTAGAGATTTATTATGTTCTGTTTGCAATATGAATGTAGGAGTGATAGAAAATAGATTAGAAATTATATTAAAATATATAAAGAAACATAACAAAAAACTTAACTAAAGGAGAGAGAAGATGGCAAAAACAGATCAATTACAAGCTTCAGTTTATTTTAGTTCACCAGTCTATTCTATTGAAATTCCAGAATGGGTAGATGATGTAAATAAAATTTGTGACAAATATGTAAAAGATGCAAAGAAAAATAATGCAAAAATTATTAAAGAACGAGAAAAGAAATTTGGTAAAAAAATAGGAGATCATGGAATGAGTCATCATTCTACATCATTAGTAGGAGATCCTGGATTAAAAGAATTACAAGATTATATAGGTGCAACAAGTTGGAATTGCCTAGATCATATGGGATATGATTTAAAGAACTATGAATTATTTTGGACTGAATTCTGGGTACAAGAATTTGGTGAAAAAGGAGGTGGTCATCACGAAGGTCATATACACTATGATAACCATATATCTGGTTTCTATTTTTTAAAATGTAGTGATAAAACTTCAATGCCTGTTTTCCACGATCCAAGACCAGCAAAATTAATAACACAATTACCATTAAAAGATGAAAAAGAAATTACACTTGGAACACACCAAATACATTACCGACCAAAACCAGGTACAATGATATTCTTTCCAGCTTACATGGAACATCAATACGTAGTAGATGATGGTATAGAACCTTTTAGATTTATACATTTTAATCTACAAGCTGTGCGAAGAATGATTACAGATACTGTAAGAAAACAAACTAAAGGAGAAGTATGAGCTTTAAGAAAAATAAATATTCAGTAATTAAAGGAGCAATATCAGAAGAACTTGCAAAGTTTTGTTATGATTATTTCATGATGAAAAGACAAGTTGCAAGAACAATGTTTGATACAAAATACATTAGTCAATTTACAGAATACTTTGGTGTATGGAATGATCAACAAGTTCCAGAAACCTATTCACACTATTCTGATATCGTAATGGAAACATTACTTGTTAAACTTCTTCCAATCATGGAAAAAGAAACAGAATTAAAATTAAATACAAATTATTCATACGCTAGGATTTATAAAAAAGGAGATGTATTGCATCGTCATAAAGATAGATTCTCGTGTGAAATATCTACAACTATGCATTTAGGTGGTGGTTGTTGGCCAATCTATTTAGAACCAGATGCATCACAAGGTGGTGTAGATGAGAAAACTGGAAATTATAAACCATCAAAAGCAAAAGGTGTTAAAGTAATGTTAGAGCCAGGTGATATGTTAGTGTATCGTGGTAATGAATTAGAACATTGGAGAGAAAAATTAACCTTTGATGATTGTGGTCAAGTATTCTTACATTACAATAATATAGAAACTAAAGGATCTAAAGAAAATATATACGACAGACGTCCACATTTAGGACTTCCAGCTTGGTTTAAAAAGTGATATAAAATCTCTTTTATAGAGGTTTTATGCCAATTAATAAACTACAATTTAGACCAGGAATAGATAAACAAAACACACAATACGGCGCAGAAGGCGGATGGGTCGATTGTGATAACGTGCGTTTTAGGTATGGTGTTCCTGAAAAGATAGGTGGATGGGAACCAGCCGTAGGTAATAATCTAATTGGTGCTGCAAGAGATATTCATACATATACAGATTTAGCTGGAGACTCATTAGCTGCAATAGGAACTAATAGAAAACTTTACATATATTATGATAACAACTTTTATGACATCACACCTTTATCAACTACTATTCCAGCGGTATTTACATTCACATCAGGGACAACCATTGTAAA